CCGGTACACCATATTGGCTTCAGCACTGAGGACTGCCTCACGGCATACGTTATGGGCGATGCTCACTTTGGAATGCTGGCTCATAAAGATGAAACTAAAATTGATGATTTTGATTCGGAGATCGCGTACCGGGTTATGCAAGGTGCTGTCGATTACTTGGTGCATGCTGCGCCGCCTACGAAAAACGCTATGTTCGTTAATGTCGGGGACGCGCTACACGTTGATAACAGATCTAACAAAACGCCAGGACACGGGCATCCGTTAGACGCAGACTCTCGGTTTTACCGGATCACTAAAGTGTTCGTAATGGCGATGATTCACGCGATTAGGCGCATGCTTGAGAAGCACGAGTCCGTCACTGTGTTTAATGCAGCAGGTAACCACGATCCAGACTCCACTCAGTGGATTCAACTTGCGCTGTCGCTTTACTTTGAGAGCGAGCCAAGGGTTGATATTGTCCAAGATCCTGGACACTACCAGCACTATACGTTCGGAAGGGTACTACTAGGTGTTACGCATGGCGATGGAGCGAAAATGGAAGAACTGCCTAACATTATGGCTCATTTGTGGCCTCAAGATTGGGGGCAGACAGTACACCGTCATTGGCTTACGGGTCACATCCATCACAAGACGGTCAAAGAGTTCAACGGGTGCAAAGTGGAAAGTTTCAATACTCTAGCCCCATCAGATGCCTGGCATGCCAAGTCGGGATACTTTGCAGCGCGTGAGATGCACTCAATGACGTTTCATGCTGAACACGGCCTTGTGGCAAGAAACATATGTCCTGTTGGTTTAGCACACAGTTAGTGTTGTATTTGTAAACACATTATGTTTTACTGTCCCTGTTGTTAATCAATGGGGGTTTTAATATGACACTAGCAGCAGAAATCTGGACAACATTGTCCAAAATCAACGTCAACGAAAACATCGAGAAGAAAGGCAATCTGTCTTATCTATCCTGGACCTGGGCGTGGTCCAAACTCATGGAACACTTTCCTGACTCCTACTATCACTTTGAAGACTACAAGCTGGAAGACGGTACAGTCGAGGTCACTTGCATCCTGTCTATCCATAAAGGCGATCAATCGGTCAGCCGTCACATGTGGCTGCCTGTTATGGATCATCGCAATAAAGCGATAATCAATCCTGATTCTCGCCAAGTCTCAGATGCAAAGATGCGTTGCCTTGTGAAGACAATGGCAATGTTTGGCCTTGGTCATTACATCTACGCTGGAGAGGATATTCCGTCTGCCGAAAAGGATCGCCAAAAGCGTGATGAAGACATGGCAGTGATTACGGATGATCAAGCCAAAGAGCTAAATGAATTGGCTCACGAGTGCATGCAAGACATGGATCGGTTCTGTGGTCATTATCAAATCGCCTGTCTTGAGCTATTGCCCGCAAGCAAATATGAGCAAGCATACAATCTTCTCAAGCAGAAGGTTGATCAAATGCATGCTCAAGAATCCGCAAACGCTGAATCCAACAAAGGGGACGAATAACATGATGAGTACACCGATGATGATTATTAAGTTGAACTCTACGTTTCAGCTAAACGATGCGTCTGAGATCTTTGACGTTGCACTGAATGATCTGCGTAATTCTTCACCAGAGGTCTACGCCAGGTTGCAACTCGCTGTCCATGACGCGCAAAGGGAACTAACCAAAGTGTCCATTGAGCGTTCTGCAAAGGACGCAAAAGAGCATTTTGTGGAGCTAATCAATGCGGCTAATTGATGTCGAGCAAGGCACTGAGGCGTGGCTACAGGCCCGTCTTGGTTGTCCTAGTGGGTCTCAGTTTGGAAGGCTAGTGACATCCACTGGCAAGCCTTCTACGCAGTCTGAGGCGTACATGAATGAACTGATAGCCGAAAGGCTCACGGGGAAGCAGACGTATGTCAAAGTCACAGAACACATGGAGCGCGGAACGCTCCTGGAACCGAAGGCGCGAAGCTATTATGAGATGGCAACTGATAATCGCGTGGAAGAAGTGGGTTTTTGCAAGCACGACACTTATGAATGCGGTGTGTCACCTGATGGACTTATTGGTGCATCAGGCGGGCTTGAAATTAAGTCACCTGCTGCGCATACGCAGGTAAAGTATCTCAGGGACGGCACGTTACCCTCGCAATACGTTGCACAGGTGCAGGGCTGTCTCTGGATCACGGGTAGAGAATGGTGGGACTTTGTTGCCTACCATGAAGAGCTACCTGCAATGATCGTTCATGTTGAACGTGATGAAGACTTCATACAGAAGCTAGAGGCGGCTGTCTTTAGTGCGTGTGAAATAATCGAAACTGAAATACAAAAATTGAAGGAAATTTAAATGGAACAAAAACAATACGACAACACCAATCGCGGTGCTTTATTCGATAATTCTGGCAAAAAGCGTGAAGGCAAAAAAGATCCAGACTTCTCCGGTCCAATCAATGTTGGCGGCGTGGATTATCAGCTATCTGCATGGATCAATGAGAATCCACAACCTGGGCAACCAAAATTCTCAACAAGTATTCGCCCAGCTACACCAAAAAATTCTATTCCATTCTAGGAGGCAACATGTTCTGCGAAACAACTACAGAGGAACTCAAGCGAGTTTCTATCGGTAAGGAAGCGTTTGAGAAGCTATCACCACGCGAGATCAAGGAGCATAACGCTAAACTTGATGAAGTGATCGAGAGAGCGACTCTGCGAGAGCCTGAGAAGTTCAAGAAGAACGCATTTCTTTGGCAGTTTAAGTAAAAATGCCCCTCCGAAGAGGGGCTAAAAAAGGAGATGAGGGAATCTCCAATTTGGGGGTTCCCTTATTCTAGCAGAGGACTTGTGATGATGGGTACAAATGTTGGCAAGTGCATACGAGTCGCTCAAGAAAAACGCGACATAAGCACTGCTGCAATGGCAAAAGACTTTGGTGTGGCAAGGCAACAAGCCTACCGATGGCGCAACAGCGAGGACATGAGAGTCCACAAAGTTGAGGAATTTGCTAACTATTTCGGCATGCAGAGGAACGAGTTCCTAGACCTGGGTGACTGAGTAGCTTAAAAGCTACAATGTAATGCGTCTGCATTACTGGAGTTGTATTCCAGATATGCGTTGTAGTTTAAAAGCTACAAAATAGAGGAGATAAAGGATGAGGGTGAAAGAAGAGGCTGTGATGAGAGAAGTCATAGAGTATGCACTGGATGACATAATCATAAATGCTTTAGGGGAGTGTCCACCAATCTCATTTAAGCGAAGAGAACGAGCCGTTGACTTCACTATTGAGCAGATCAAAAAGATGTTTGAGTTTGAGGGCGCAGAAGACGCATAGGAATACTATGCAAAATGAGGGGAATAACAATGCAAGATAAAATCACGCACATCGTAACTTCAGAGCAAATGGCTGATCAGTGTCTCCGAGACATTCTGAGCATGGTCAAAGAGTTTGGTTGGTGCAACATCGAGATCAAAGCAGGTGGGCGCACGATCCCACAGAACAAGACTTACTGGATGTGGCTGCAAGAGGCTTGTAATTATCTAAATGAGAAAGCCAAGGGGCAATTTAGTCTGGATGACATGCATGATCGGATGCGTCATGAGTTCTTGGGCTATGATGTTGATAAGACCATCGGGACTACCGTGATCGCTGGGCAGTTGAAAACTACTACCAAACTGACCAAGGGTGAGATGTTTCATTACATGAGCCAGGTTGAGGCGTTCTGGGCTGATCGTGGTCTACTGGTCACCGTTCCAGGTGATTCTCAATATGCCAAGCTAAAGAGAGAGCATGAAGGATAAAGTAGTTTTGGATGCGTGTTGCGGTGGACGCATGATGTGGTTCGACAAAACGGATGACCGCTGCCTGTTTGCAGACTGCCGCAGCGAAGACTTAGACGTTTCGCATTGCACTACAAATCCAGGCAAAAAATCAGTCAAGCCAGACCGTATACACGACTTTCGCAACATGCCATACGATGATAAGTCATTTCATCATGTGGTTTTCGATCCACCACATGTGCGGAACATCTCAATGAAGTCGGTCACTGGTTT